CCGCACGTGGTGGTGCTCGGCGTAGCAGCCGCCCGGTTTATCCGGGTCCGCCGCCGCGCGTTTACTCGCCCCGTGGACTGGGAACGCAATCACGTAATCGCGATCACCGCGCGCACACAGTGGCCGACCGCCACCACAAGCCACCGTGCGCTCGCCGCTGGGTAATACGCCGCCGCCGCACGTGACACGTCGCCCATCGACGCGCATGTAATTGGCCGGGCAGTTCACGACCTTGACCCCGTCGCGATCCCGGTATTGTTTACCGTCCGTAAAATAATTTTCAGGCACCGTGACGACCACCGGGCGCGGCACCCCGTGCAACCGGTTGAGCATATCCGCGCGGAGCGCATGATCGAGATCGATCAAACCGTCGGTGGAATGGTTGATTACGGTTTCGCCCGTTCGCCAGCGATAGCGCAACAGATCAAAATGCGAATATCCAAACGACTGGCCGCCGCGCGGTACCGCCGCGCGCATCGCGCGCAGATAATCGTGATCAATTTCACCGGTGCCCGTACTGTTGGCGGGTTTCAGTGAACAGGTATCAGGACAAGTATCAAAAAGATCGAGCACCCCGGCGCGATAAGTAATATCACACCCGGCGGTTTTACTTGATCTACTGTTAACTACTGTTTTTAGCATTGTTGACCCCTTTATTAATAAACACGCGAACACCTATACACGACGGCCCCCTGGTATGCAACTTTATAGGATACTCGAGCTGCACGAGCTGCACGCGGGCGAAAAAAAACCGGGCACACTGGCCCGGTTCAAAGGTCTCTAATTGACGGTTATTTAGGCTGCTTGCGCGCTCGCGATTGAGGACCATTGCGAAGCCGGGAGATTTAGCAACCGCCCGCCGCGCCGTTCCCATTCGCCGACGTCGTCAGCATCGATTTTATTAGCGCGTAACGCGGCATCATTGCCAACGGCCGTCACGGCATTGACTAACGTCGCACGGCTCACGGGCTCGCCCGCGTAACCCGGTTGCGACATTGTCGAGAACAAGCCATCCAACACGGACGCCGTTTCTTTTTTAGTCAATTGGAGCACGCGTCCGACCTGATCAACCGCCGCCTGAGCGGTCGTTCCAGCGCTCAACGTATCGCCCGCCGCCGAGCGGAACGTCTCCAGCACGTCATCGAAGGATTCGCGACTAGAATAATTAGCCGCAACATCGCGCAGTTTTAGCGACAACGCCGCGTTATCGGCGTCCTTAGCGGTCTGAGTGAGAACCGACCACACGTCACTTTCGGATTGCGACGAGGTCAAATGCGCGCTCCGCTGCTTTTTAGCGGTTTGCATACCGTTAAGACAGATCAGCGTCCACGCTAACATTGCGAGTGCGGCACTGCCGTGCCCCGTTTCTGAATTGCAAATGCTTAATCCCAAAGCCATTAGGTCTCCGACCGACGCGCCGGAGCCAGTGATCGCGGCAGACTTCAACCGCAAAGTCATTCGCTTTTCAGTAACCGACGCATTGACAATTTCCCAGCGGGCGTCCGACTCGGCCAACACGGGAACGACCGCATTGAGCATATCGAAGTTATCGAAACGCTTGAATTTATCCGATAGGAAGGCGCGAAGCACATGTGGGCCGCTCGAATGCTCGGCGGTTCGCAACATGACCTGCTTCGGCTCAGTGGTGAAAATGCGATTTAACGCGAGATCAAGCACATCCGAGTAGCTTTCCTGCAACCTGCGCCCGGTCCTGCTATCAATGTCGGCTTTTGCGAGGACTTGGCCGAACGCAACGTCGTTACACACGCTCGACACCGTAGCCATGCCCGGCTGCTCCGAATGAACAAACGTTTCGCCATCGATCGTGCGAAAATTCAGGCCGGAGGTGTCCGCGACAAAATCCGCCTTGCGAGCTTCCTGATCCTTTAAATTTACTAGTAGTGACTGAAGGTCACCGTGTTGGTTTTCCATTCTGATTCCCCTTTAAGTTAAAATTTCCAATCGTGGAATATCAGATTGTATAGGATACTTATGGCAAAAAAAAGGGCCGCGTTAGCAGCCCTTAAATTGGTCCCATGGTTTTCGGATCAGTTAATCGTCATACAGCTTGCGCCCGTTTGGATCACAATGTCGGCAATGCGTCACGCCTTCCGCCTCCCCCTTAGCATTAATAATCTCGGTTTGCGTTAGCCAGCGCGCGATCGTTTCCTCCCCGTCGTAGCCCTCGCCGCAGCAGTCACACTCTTTAGTGTCTTCGCTCATGTCTTCACTCATGTTTTTGCTCCTTTTCCCGCTCGCGCTTTTCGCGCTGGATCCGGTCCCAGTCGGTTTCACTTTCGCAGAGTTTAACGACCCATTCGATTAGCTTAAAAATAACCATTTCTCAGGCGGGCACAAAATTGTAGTAACGCCGGGGCGAATGGTCAAAATCCAAACTGCCCCGTTGATTATCCGACCGCCGCCGGACGACGCAGATCCCAGCGCCGAACCCCTCGACGTCATAGTCTTCCTGCAATTCGGCGGTTGTCCATGTCTTACGCGGTTGCGATGCGCGCTCCAGTAGTTCGGTGAGTTGAAAGTCATACAACCATTTTGGTCCCAAACGATTTCGTAATTGTTGCAAGTACGCCCACTCGCCTCGATAAGTGGCGGAGCCCGAGCGCATCCAATCCGATTGTAAGCTAGTTTTCCAGTCCTCGCCGTGTTGTTCGGCGTACGCTTTTACAGCGTTTAATTGATCGACGGTAAGTTTCATTTGGTGTCCCCTAGCAAGTTTTCAAACGCCCGAACGGTTCGCTTTTCGCCATCGACAAAAAAACGGCCTTTGTAATAGTAATTTTTAGCGGACAATTTAACATCCGATTCATACGCATAGTCGATTCCGGCGTTAGTGAATGCGACGCGCCACGTGTTCCTACTCTCCGTGTCTCGGCGATTAGCCGCATTACCAAACGGCGTCCAGAAATAGCTCTTCTTATGCTTTCCGTGCTGTAAAAGCGCTTTGCGGACTTTGGATTCTTGTGACTCAGACAATTTCATTCGGTTTCCCCTGAAGGTTTAGTTTTACACCCCTTCAGCATACCTAATAGTATGGGACTTTACCAGACTAAAAACGTCCGCCCACGGCACCGGGTTGCGCCAATGGCCCGCCGGTTCCGCCCCCGCCAGCCCGTCGGTCGCCAACGCAATTGCGTCCGCTCCGCGATACAACAGAACGGAATGCGCTCGATCTTTAAACGGCTGCTTTTTAATTAGAACCCACGCCGAAGCGTGAGCATGGCGGGTCAGGAAGGAAACTTGATGCGGGGATAAACGAACGGCGTTCGCCGTGCAAACTTTTAATTCAATAAGATGAAACTGGCCGTCCGAATCACAGAGAAGGGTGTCCGGCACACCGGGCACCGCCCACGTCTCGATCCGAGTGACGATCCAACTCTCAGGAAGATTCGCTCGAACCTGCTTCCAGAAGTTCGACTCCCGGTTTTTCGCCGTCGCTACTTTCATCGTTCGAATGGATTGTGCGTGGAGCAAAACTTTCGCGGATTTTGATCAATTCCCGCTCAACGTCGGAACGGGACATCTGGTCAATACTGCCGTGTCTGATTTCCGATTTCGAAACGTGCAAGCCCGCCGTCGATCCGCGAATTTTCTCGGCGGCCACGGCAGCCGAAAACGCACCCCCGGCCAGACTTTCCTCACGCAACCGCCAGAGATCGGCAAGATGCTGGTCTTCGTCAATGCCGTATTTAACTTTCATTTCCTCTCGCACTTCGAGGATACGCTTGACGACGTGGGGGTACATCGCCGGGTTGGTCAGTTCAGAAGCCCGGACGGACGCGCCTCGCGCGCTATAGCCCGCTTTTTCCGCCGCTTCGCGAAGCGTGATGCGCCCCGTGTTTTCGACCAGCTCGCGAACGAATTTTTCCTGCTTCTTCGTCAACGGGCGATTTTCAGGCAAAAACGCCGGAGGCGACACTTTTCGTGGCGGGCGCGGTTTGTGCCGTTCCGGATCGGGTACAACGAGGTATCTGCTTTGGTTGACTCCCATGCCTGAATTTTGCCACACGTGGTTAAAATTGGAAACTCTATATATAGGGTCTGAACAAAAAAAATAAAAAACTCACTCAAAACGCATTAAAGGTATTTTCTCGATTAAGGTTAGGTAACATTTCTGACTAAACAAGTAACACCTTGTTTAACTATAATTTGTTACCACTAAGTTATTGATCCATATACATAAAACACCTAAAGTAACACAAGTAACGGTAGTAACGGCATATTTTTAGAAAAATAAAAAAACTCACTCAGAACGTATATATAGTAATTCCTGTTCCTTGAGCCGTGGCCCGAAAACCCCAACCCCTAAAAACTTGTTTTAAATCAGCGACTTACGAGCCGTTTCCCCTGAAGCCCTATCTATGCGATAATATAGGAGCGGCTATCTCGGCTGCAATGTGTTCTTTAAAAAGGGAGAAATGCTTATGCCTTATAAGGCAAAGGGCCGTGCTGTGCCCAAAACAGCACAACGAGCTTGGTTCGACGTTGATCGAAAAGGTCTGTCTCAGTTGATGGCCGACAGGCCCCGGTCGTTCCTGCTGTCCGAGCTGATCCAAAACGCTTGGGATCAAAACGTGACCAAAGTAACCGTTGAAATCGAGAAGCTCCGTCGCGGCCTCGCGGTCGTACGTGTAGTGGACGACGACCCCGACGGTTGGTCTGACTTGACCCATGCTTACACCCTCTATGCGCCGTCGGCTAAGAAGGCCGATCCAACGCGACGAGGGCGGTTCAACATTGGCGAGAAGCTCGTCCTGTCCGTGTGCCGTGAGGCGCGGATCGTAACGGTGACCGGCGGTGTCGCATTTGACGCGAAGGGTCGTCACAACCTTCGCAGCCGACGGGAGTCGGGCAGTCTGTTCGAGGCGACGTTACCGTTGACCGACGTGGACATTCGGGCGTTCGAAATATTTTTCGATAGCCTGATCTGTCCACCCGGAATCGCGACGACGCTCAAGGTGCAGGATCGGATCGTGACAATAGACGCACGTTCCCCGGTCAGCACGCTGGAACTGACGCTGCCGACAGTCATTGCCGACGCCGAAGGCAACCTGAAGCGAAGCCGCCGTACCACGACGGTCGAGCTTTACGAGCCGACGGTGGATGAGATGCCCAGCATTTACGAGTTGGGGATCCCAGTGGTTGAGATTGAAGGGCGCTGGCACTTGAACGTGCAGCAAAAGGTGCCGCTTAACTCTGATCGCGACAACGTGACGCCCGCCTATCTGGCGGAACTCAGGGTCGCGGTTCTGAACGCGGCGGCGCACTTGCTAGACACCGAGGACTTTTCTGACGCGTGGGTGACAGAAGCTTCATCGGACGTTCGCTGCACGAACGAGGTGACGGAGCGCGTGATGACGGCGAGGTTCGGGGACAAGCGGGTCGCTTACGATCCGTCGAATCCCGAAGCGAACCGTGTCGCGGCGGCCCACGGCTACACGGTTATCACCGGGGGCACTCTGACCGGCGGCCAATGGGGGAACGCCAAGGCGGCGTCTGCCATAACGGCTGCGGGGCAGAAGTTCCCGACGAGCTACGACGCGTATTCGAACGATCCGAATGCGCCCGAAGCGGAAACCGTGGATCCGGCCAATTGGACGGACGACCAACGCGACACGGTAGCGTTTTCTCAGCGGCTGCACGAGCTACTGCTAGGCTGCTCAACTGAGGTCGTTCTCGTCAAAACCGACAACGCTTTCGCGGCGGCGTACTCAAAGCGGAGTCTGCACCTGAACGTTGACGCGCTGGGACGACAATGGTTCCGGCGTGAAAACAGAAAAGTTCAGGTGGAGCTACTGCTCCATGAGTTCGCGCACTTCCATGAAAGCGACCACTTGTCCGAGAATTTTGCGGACACCGTGGGAAGTTTGGGAGCCAAGCTGGCAGCGCACTTGGGTTTGGACAACCTCTAGTGCCTTTAAGCCCGGCCCTTCACGGGGCCGGGTTTTTTATTGCCACGTTTTTAATGGGTGCTGAGAGAAGGTACAAAAAGCGTGCTCGTCGGCATGGCCTGAAGGCCGATTACACGCCGTGAAATAGTCTGTGTCCCTTTTGACCGGCGCTGGGACAGGAGAAGGTTGCCCACACGGAATGATTTCTTCTTCCTTGCCCAAGGACTCCGGGTTGCAAAACTCGCAACCCCACGCCTCCGGCGGGTCTAGTGTTCGTTCACTCATTGCGTTCTTTTATCGAAAGCTCAATCTCGATTCGCTTTTCGATAAAATGTTGGGCCTTACGCAGGTCTTCGATCGTGTTGTTTTTAAGTCGGCATCGCGCTAAATATTTGATGGCGCTGCCAACAAAATAATCGCATTCCCACGCGGAGATAACATCCCACGGCTCCGGTTGTAACGCCTTATAATGCTGGCCGCCGACTTGTCGTTGATTCGCACTCACTGCGCTGCTCCGGCGCACTCGGCGCAAATGTCCACTGTGATGTAAAAAGGCTCCCACGTATGGACCGTCCCGTCGTACGACGCCATTCCCGCGCGCCCTACGCGCTTCGATCGTTGGCCGTATTGGTCACCCTTGTTGATTTCCGCCTCACAGTCTTTGCAGATGCGGGGCTTCCTTGAGCGTTTGGTCTTGTACGTTACCACGGTAAATCATCCACTTCGAAGATCCGTGATTCGCGGTCTTCGACCCGGAGGTTGCGAGCAATGTGTTCAGCTTCCTGTCGCGTATAGGTCGATTCGCTACGCAGCTCCAAGCTCGCGACACTACGATAAACGACGATAAAGCGCTGTGGCTCTTGGGACTTTTCCAGCTCGTGGGCGTTCTCGATTTCATACACGTCTTGCATACTTTCCACCACTTTGACGGCGCGAAGCCACGTCTCTCTGTCATAATTGTTTTTGGTCATTTACGACTCCTTTCCTTTGAGTTTGTCAGTATATTATTTTAGCGGACAGTATGGGACCGGTCAACGAAAAAAAACCGGGCGCACTAGGTACGCCCGGTCGGTCGAGGGCTCCGGCGTCGAGGGGACAAATCAGCCGGAGCTATTGGGATGCGCGTGGTGTGTTCCGCCGACGCGCGCGGCGAGGACTTTAGTGAAGTGACCCGTCGTCTTTCAAAAACGGTTCCAAAATATCCGCATATTCGTCATCCGGTGTGTCTTCCTGCGTGTGGAGAGCGACAGCGATACTGAGGGCCGATCCAATGAGGCCCATCGCTTGCGTTTGGTCTGAAGACCCGCGCAGCAGTGCCTGTAGCATGACAGTCAACGCGCCGCTCATCGCTGAATCAAACCCCAACTCGTTCTCGCCAAATTTTTCGATGAGATTTTTTGTGAGTGATGCGGCTTTTTCAAAAGCATGGATTCTGTTTTGGGCTTCAGCAACAGACATGCTCATCCTTGCTGGATCCGGCTCCACGCCCGTTCCAATGCCATTGCGTCGTCCTCGGAGAGGCGTTCTGAAAACTCAGTCAAAGCCGCTTCGATGATTTGAACAGCGGCGGCCCATTCGAGGGTTTCCGCGTAGACAGGATGTACTTCATCCGCCGGGGGAAGAGAAAAGTTTACAACGTTTGACATAGTTTTTGTTCCCGTTTACCGTAGGCGTCAGCTTATCGTAGATAGTCTTATACATCAACCGGAGAAAAGCAAAAATGGAGTATATCATGCGAGATCAGCGGAAACCGAACGAGCGCTATCGACGGCGACAAGCCTTCGAAAAGACGTACATGTGGATCGCATCGGTCGCGGTGTTGTCCGTAACGCTTTATGGCATATTCCATTAGGCGTTCTCTGCGTTGCGCCGAGCGTCGATTTCTTCTTTCAAAAACTTCTGATCTTTTTTAGATAGGTTTTCCCGTTTCCACGCTTCCCACGTGAGTCGCAACTGGCCCGAAATTGATCGAGCTTCAATGCGAGCGACAGCGGAAATTTCCTCATACATGGGTCTAGTGACAAGCACCGACTTCCATTTCGTCGTGTCCATTTTTGCGTTCTCCGATTGGTGTAGTGGGATCATGGGATTTTATCGGATTCTCCAATAAAATCAAGAGGCTTCGCCCCAGCTCTGTCCTATTTCAATATCACAACGGTTGGGGATCTCTAAGGGCACCGCGTTCACCATAATTTCCGCATATTTTTCCGCCTGTTCCCGGTTTTCAACTGAAAAGCACAGCTCGTCGTGGATTTGAACGAGTGGCACCACACCGGTCTGGAACAAATCGATCATGCTCTGTTTGCACATGTCCGCAGCGCTCGCTTGGATCAATCGATTTAAACTTTTATACGTATATGCGCGCACCAGTCGGGTCGTTCCGCCGTACTCAGCGATGGCCTCGTCTCTTGGGAGCGCTTTGTGCATCTCAAACGAGTCGGGTTCCCACAGGTCGAAGCGGCACTTCCGGCCTCGGAGGCTGCGTATCGAGCCGCTGGAGCGCGGATCGTTCAATCGACTGCTTACCCCTCGCATCAGTTGGCGAACGAACGGTACGCGCTCGTGGTAGCGGTCGGTGAGGGTCTTGGCTTCGGCTTTGTCGATGTCGAGTTGTTCCGCGAGCTTGTTGACGCCCATGCCGTACATCATGGCGAGGTTAATCATTTTTGCTTGCTTGCGGGGGATTTCAGCCATTTCGGCGACGAGGCTGTGGAAGTCCATTTTCGGATCGTTCGTATAGCCGTCTAGAAATTCGGACAAGCCCTTCAATTCCGTATTTTTTGAATCCCCGTAGGCCTTGGCGTAGTGCACCAAGATCCGTGGTTCTTGCTGGGAATAGTCTATCGCCGCCCACTGTTGCCCCTCTTCCGGTAGGAACAGACTTCGGATCATCGGTCCGAGTGTCGGGTTCCGTGCAGGCAACTGCTGAATGTTCGGGTTCTGATAACTCAGGCGACCGGACACGGTGCCGCCGGAATCGCTGCGGTTTTGATTGATGTGCGCGTGAATGCGCCCGTCCTTTCCAACATACTTCAGGACGTTGCCGACAAAGGCCGAATGCGTTTTGTTCAGTTCCCTCGCTTGCATGATAAGGGCGGGTAATTCGTGAGAGTGTTCAGACAGGAACCCGCGCGTGAAGGACGGTGCCCCCTGTTCGGTTTTTGGGTATGACAGGCCCACCTTTTCAAAAGCCGCAGCGACCGATTGAGCGGCCCAGATTTCGATATCTTTCCCGGCCAGTTTTTTTATCTTTCGGAGCGTGGCTTTTTCCTGTTTGATGAGTTCCTGTTTGGTCCGTTCGGCGCGGTCAAGATCGACGCGAATACCTTTCCATGTCATTTCGATCAGGCACGGCAGCAACGCCATTTCCAGTTCCCAGATGGTGGTCAGATCTTGCTTCATCAGTTCCAATTTGAAACAGTGCCACAGTTCCAGCGTTAAACGGGCATCGGCTTCGCCGTAGGGGCCAACGTACATGGCGGGAAGCAGATACAGTTCGGCTTTTGGATCTACGCCAAACTCTTGCGCGGCTTCGGTGAGCAGGCGTTCGCTTTTTGTTTGGGACAGGTAGTCATAGGCCAGTGCGTTCAGCGAATAGGAGAAGCGGTTTTCATCGAGCAAGCTGGCGGTGATCATGGTGTCG